TTGTCGTAGACGGACCGAAACCCATTCGAGCCGCCGGACTCATCCCACCTTCGGCGATAGAATCACCCGGAAGTATGATGGAGATTGTACGCCGTCCCATACCTCACCTAACTAGACAGAGGACAGCAGTATCCGTGCGTCCTCACCCACCGACCTCTGACTGGGGGTTGCCAAGCGCGTTGCTGGGCAACCCCCATCGGATGAGAAGGATGGCTAATTTATGTCAGCGAGACAGCGACTGCACCGACAGCAAACGACACGCTATCACCGTTGGTCACAGCCTTGGCAGTGGTCAGTGTTCCAGCAGCAATGCGGTTGGTCCCTGTAGCAGCGGTGAAAATTACAAACCCAGGAATCGCGGTGCCGCCATTCCAATCGTCAGTGGCAGTCCCGAAGTCCACAAGAGCGGAGTTCGTAGCAACAGAAGGATCCGCTGCGGACGCAGCACCGAAGGTGATTGACACTCGGGCATAAGAACCGCCGGTCAACTCAGTGCCGCTAGTCCCTCCAGCGCCTGGGTCCGCGTTCACCAACCCCATGTACATCGTACCAGCGGTGAACCCTGTGATTGTTGTTCCACTGCAAAGGTAGTCCACGAGGTCTTGTGAGAACGCCGTCGTAAATGTTCCAGCCATTTTAGTACCCCTTCAGGATCAGGTGATCGTGGTGACCGTGGCGTATTGCCAGATCGCTTGACCCACTGCGTGACTCACTGAGACTCCGTACTGGTGTGCGTCGTTTGCGAAGGCGAAGTCGGAACCTTCTGCGAGTGCTTCGACTGCTGGAGTGGTCTCCTCCTGCAAGATGTACGGCTTGATCGCAGAGTCGCTGCGGAAGCAGTAGAACTTGGTGGCATCCGCCAGACGAGGATTCACGACGAGGCGCATATTGTATCCGCCAAGGCTCACCAAGTTGTTGGTGCGAGTGCCCGTGCCGTCAGTGATGATCGAGTTGCTCATTGCAGCGTTGGTCACGCCGAACAGCCCAACTGGAACCATCACAGTCAACTCCGAGAGTCCCTGGTTCATCGGTTCTCCACCACCGTCGTTGAACCCGAGCATCGCTTCGAGAGCGTTGAAGATGCCGACTTCCATCTCTGCGGCTGTTGGCGCTGTGCCAGAGGCCGCGGCGTGAGTGAGATCGTTGCTCTGCACTCCCGAGTCTCCCTCGGCGTGATCGGTGTCGAAGAAGAACTGCCCGTCATAGCAAGCGGTGGCCTCTCCGGCGACGACAACTTCAGTCAGCAACTTTGCCCAGTGCTGTTGGGCGCGAGCAGCCAACTCGTTGATCCGCATCTGGATCTGGTCGGTCTTGTCACGGCGAAGTTCGTCGCGCAAAATTTCCAGAGTCGCCTCGTACTTACGATTGACGATGGTCTGGCCGAAGGTCTCAAGGCGCGATGCGTCCCGAGTGCCCAACCATTCCCGCATGGCAGGGAGGCTCCCGAGCCACTTGTAAGTCTCGCTGGCCTGGTCACTTGCGACTCTCATGCCGATTGCAGAACACCATTCTGGTGGCTGTGTCTCTTCGAGTGCGAGGAAGATACGACCGATGATCGCCCGACTTCCAAGATCTGACATTCCCATGTTATACCCCCTATACGCTTCTGAGGCTTTCGGCCTCGAAGTAGACCATCACGGTCTTTGCCGTCGCGTCAACGACGCGGTGAACGGTGCCGACAAGCAGGATACCCGTGCCAGTCTGCGAGAAAGTCGAGTTATCTGAAGCGTAGACTGCGTCGCCTACAGACGGAGTTCCGTCCGTGGTCAACCGCACGAGTCCACGACTGCGAACCTTGACATGAGTCTGGGTTCCCTCAACTGCTTTGGTGATTGCGAATCCGACGAAGTCGTCGGCGGCGGCAAACGCTCCGACGGTATCATTGGTTGGGTCAATCGTGACCACTGCGCCTTCGTAAGCGGTGATTCCTGCTTCCAGCGCGTAGTCGTTGAAGATGGGTTCGATCCCGGCTCCGTAGACTCTCGGGATATCTTTGGTTGCTGCTGCCATTACTGGCTCCTCCCTCTGATTGCGCCGAGGTCGTCGGCGGTCATGTACGCTTCGTAAACTTCAAAAGTCCCGAACTCTGCGGAGATCTTCGGGTCCGCATTGAACGCGGCTTGCAAGTCGGTCTCTGGAGACTCCTCCTCGACGATCCCCACTGGAGTCGGCGTGACCTCCGAGAGGTGTGCGAGTCGGGTTTCCACCTGGCCTTTTGCATCTTTGAGAAGAGCGGAGAATGCCTCGCTGGATTCCACGCCACTCTCGATCAGATCAGACGCGAGCGCCTGTTGATGATCGAGTGCGTGTGAGAGGATCGCAGTGATGCGTTCACGCTCGCTCTTGACTCCACTGTCGTAACCGTTCGAGAACCTGTCTTCAATCGAGGTCTCTGCCTCGTCAGAAACAGTGGTCTCAGCATCGAGAGGAGCAGAGAGCGCTGCTTCCTCCTGCTTCGCTTCCTGTTGGTCCACCTGGACCTCCATTTCCTTTTGCTCACTGCTAAAGAAGTGAGCGGTAACTTTTGCGGACCCGCTCGAAAGTTGAGCGGCATCTGTGTTTTCATCTGCGCCTAGTGCCGTGAAGGTCACTTCACGGAGGCTTGACTCTCGGAATATGTGGCCTGGACCGCTGATCTGGTGCCCGTTCACTTCGGCGGTTTCCCCCTCCGCCAAGCGCTGCACCTTTTTGGGTGGCACATAAACTGACGCTTGCCAGGGGAATCCATCTCGTAACATCGAGAGAACCTCTCGCCCGTCCTCAGTCGCCTCCGTGAATGTACCTTCTGCGATCAGTCCCTCGTCGGTCTTCTCGAACGAGTCAGTCCACCCTACGATTTTCTGCGAGTCGTGATCTCGAAGCGCGGGTTTCTTTTTCCTGCCCACCTTCAACCCTGCCAAGTCAATGGCGAAGTTGCCCCAGTACGGGTGTTGGATCACTCCGCCTGAGTTAGCCACCATGCGGAACTTCGCTCTGGTGTCCTTCTTCTCGCCAACGGAAGACTCCTCGACCTGCCCACTGACCTCCGTGGAGGTGAGTTGCATCGCCCGGATAGGGATCTCTACTTCTTCAGTCTTCTCCATCTGTTTCCTCTTCTTCTTCTTCTTCGACCGGCTTCCCGGTCTCACCCTCCACGCGCAGGTCGAGTTCCCTGCGGAGCGCCTTCTCTCTGGCCTGTTGCTCCAGTACCTGCTCCCAGTCGCGGCCCTGAGCAGCTGCCTCCACTGCGAGTGAGGACAGCCCTGCGTTAATCGCTGCGCTGGCGGCTTCGACCTCTTTCTTCGGATCCACCCACCCGTAGGACGGGGGAACCCAGCGGCTCCTGGTCAGTTCTTCACGGACTGAGGCGAAGTCTCGTACAGGGATGTCACCTCGGAGGAACGCCTCTTCAATGACCATCTCATATACGGGGGCGCACAGGTGGTCAATAATCATTCTCTGCCACCGCTGAAAGACACGGCGGGCCTCCAGCAGGGCGGCACGAGCAGAGGAGTAGTTGGTCTGGCTGAAGTCCTTTGTCAGGAGTTCGATTGGGAGGCCAAGCGCCCCACCGATGGTCTTCAGTTGTCTGGCGACAAAGTCGTTGTACGAGGTGGATAGACCAGATGTGTTTGAAAACGAAACTTGCTCGCCCGGTGACAAATACGAGACCATGCCTGGTTCTATGTCTGTGAGGCGCTGGTTACCGATCACATCGTCTGACCGATTAATGGATGCGTTCACAGGGTCGTCGCGTGTGATGAACATTGAGTAACAGGCGGACAAGCGCTGGGAGACCAGGGTGGCCTCGTTATATGACGAGAGCGACTTGAATGCGTCCAGCACCGGCGAGAGCATCGGCTCCCCCCTCGTCTGCCCCGGTCGGTGCAGGTTTGCGAGGTGGAGTATTAATTTGCGTCCGTTGCTGTCATACGCAGGGATTCGACGGTGGGTACGCTTGGCTTTCCGTTCGTAGACTCCGTCGCCTGGATGGCTTACTCGAATGTAGTAGGCGACCGGGTTGCCGTGCCTCCCAAGTTCAACACCAGAGCGTCGGTTGAGTCTGCCGTTCGGTGCGTCGTTCACTCCAGGTGCTTCGACTCGGTCAGGCTCGATCAGTTCCAGCGCGATGGAGTACGGGACTCCGGGACGGTCCACTCGAACAGGCATCACCAGGGATTCTCCGTTGAGAATGATGGACCGCATCACGGTGGACTGGAGATCGTAGAAGTTGAACCGGCGAGAGATGTCTGCGGTATGGATCCACCTCTCCCAGGCGGCTTCGCAAGCGCGCCGTATCTCGGCGGCTTTTTCGTCTGTCACTCCCATGCGAGATCCATTGATAACCGACTGCGGTCGAATCCCAGTCCCGACGATGTTGTCCACGAGTGTGTTTACTGCACCAGCGGCGACGGGATCATTGCGTACTAGTTCGCGTGACCGTTCGCGCAGTAGCGGAAGGTCTGGAAGTAAGTCGTAGTCGGCGGAGCCGGATGAGACCTGCCAGTGGCTGGAGAGCCGAGACCTCGAAGCGCCTTTGTAGTTTGAGAAAGCCTCGGTTGCTTTCCGTGCAGCCTGTCGCCGGAGCGCTGCCGCTGGAGATAAAAGCGAAACCGTGTTGTCGATGACGGTGGAAAGCCAACTCATTTAGGAGACTCAAATCGGATGTAGTTTGTTGTTGAGCCAGTGTTCTCTGCGTTGAGTTGTTTCATGAGCAACTTCTCCAGGCGCATCAACTCATCGAGCGAGTAGTGCGTGAGATCTCTGCCAGAAATTGTGTAGGACTGGATTGCTCCGCCGTCAAGCAAGGCATCTATCGCAGTCCTCACTTTGTCGAGTCGCACTGTGGTGGTATTTGCCATATCACAACTGTCGGGTGCAGCGGTTAAAATGTCCAGGAGCCTTCTATGCTTGGCAGGATGCCGAAGATGGCCGAATACTGCCCGAATATAGGGGTTGCAATAGAGGCCATTACAGGTGATACTTGTGTGTGTCAGGAGGAGTTGGTCCTACTGGCAGAGCGAAAGAAGGACAGCATGAAACGACTACCGTTGAACGCGAGTTTCTACGAGATTAGAAAGAACAGAACCATAGAGGAGGCGACGGAGGAGAACGACACTCCTCGCAACATCGTCATCTTCAATGAGACCTGTGTGATGAAGGGTCGTCGGTGGTCCTCGCCAGACGGTGATTCCGACTGGCCTGTGGACTGGGACGAGGACACTTTCATGGATGTCTACGGGGAGCGTTTCCCTGACGGAGATGTCGATGTGGTCACGGTGGGAGAGGGGGAGTAATGGGTGACGACGAGTTTGACGACTACACGATCCTGGACGGGATCATGACAGCGGGCTTTTTTCTGATATGGCCGCTGCTGTACTTGTGCGTTTGAAAGAGGGGCGGCCTACGGGTCGCCCTTTTTTTTACCTACCCGAACAGCGCCACTGACAACAACCAGAGCAGCGACAGCGCGCCAGTGACTATAGCGAGGAAGGTCAGCGCGTCCAGAGCAGCAGTGAGGATTCGTCGGACAAGATGCCCGTTCACGACTCCGCCTCCCACGAACGATAGCGCACTTCGCAGTTCTTGCAGCGGTGATATCTCAGACGACCCTCAGTGCCGTATTGTCGGTGAGATCTGGACCCGCAATCCGGGCAGCGGATCGGATGATATTTCACGACCTTCCAGCGGCCTCCTGACGATTCCCCATTGACCCATCCACCGCTTTCCTTACCCATTCAGCCACCGGCCTTTCCCACGCTCGATCCAACGCTCCCCAGCGCCTTCCTGTTCCACTTTCTTTGGTGTACCCGACTCACCCTTCGCCATAGCCAAGTGCGCCTCCTCCAGGGCGAACACGGAGAGCATCTCAGCGGCAGCGCAATTGTACACCTCGGTGTCAAAGAAGTGGTTGTTCTTTTCTCCCGGCTTCGGCTCCCAGACCGCAATCGTTGCCCCTGTCGAGCGGTTGCGCTTGAACACTTTATGCTCGCTCGCCATGTGACGCAGATACTCGGGCTTCGGATTCGCAGGTAGGTTCCAGACTCCATGCTCGCCCGAGAACGACCCCATCATCCGTGCGAGTTTGTCTTTGAAGTGGTTTGTGTCAATGTGCCACAGCCGGATCGAACGGCGGATTGGATCCCCAGCCACCGTCTTGTCGATACGGTTGGAGCGTATCGGAACTCCGCTGATCTTCCTCTGCCCTTTGATCGGTCGGACGACCTCGGCGAACTTCCGGGAGAAGCGGTAGACTTCATCTGTGCGATATCCAGAGTCAATGCAGCACAGGCGGACTCGGTGCTTGCGACCGTCTGTTCCCTTCCAGGTTCGATTCACAACGACATCCACCAGTGACTCCAGCCCTGCGTCCAGGCGACGGCACTCGACGAGCCACGATTCCTCGCGCGGCCCCCAAGCGCGAATGCTGAGGTAAATATGGTCGAGCTGTATGTCGATGCCGCAGGTCAGCACGATTGCTCTCTCGTGGACCTCACCCTCTTCGTACTCAGTCGCGCGAGCAGCTATGTCGTCAGTGGATCGAGACTCCGACTTCTCTTCCCAGACGGCACCCAACCAGGAGTTGGTGAAGTTCATCAGGAGCGCAGCGTCACCGGACAAGTGGGCTTCGAGGAATTTGGCGGCGATGTCGCTGAAGGTTAACCAGGGGCTGTAGATGGCGTGAATTCGGAACCCGCGATGCGAGACCGGGTCAGGCTCGTCGAAGTGACCGTCGTTATCGACGGGAGTTCCCGCTGGTGCCCAGACACCACGAGCAAGCATCGCTGGTTTGTCTCGGTCTACAATCTTCCCGGCACACTTCTCACACTCATACCACGCAAGTTTTCCATCTCTAATCGCCTTGGGGTCACGCTCCTCTTCCGGGAACTTCACATATGCAAACTCCAGGTTCTGGTACGCGCCGCAGTGCGGGCACGGAACGAAGTACAAGCGACGGTCGCTCGCCTCGTACTCCCTCCAGATGTATCCGTCACGAGTCGTCGGTGTCGAGGCCATCACGATTTTCCTGGTTGAGTATGTCCGGGTGCGCTCACTAGCCAGAGAAATTGGGTCAGCCTCACGACCAGAGAACCTCGGGTACTTGTCAGTCTCGTCCATTATCAGGTAGCGGATAGGGCGACTGGCGAGGTCCGCTGGAGAAGCACTACCGGCGAGATACAACATCGACCGGGTGAATTTGATTTCCTTTTTTAGGTTGTCTGACTTTGAACTGCTCAGGTGTCTTGCGAGTTGAGGTGTAGCCTCCAGCATCGGTCGGATCCTGCGCTGTCCGAGAGAGATTGCATCGTCCTCCCGTGGCATCACCACCAACGCTGGACCCGGATCCTGGTCTATCCCCCACGCCAGAGCATTCATCAGGCACTCAGTTTTGCCCACTTGTGTACTGGCGACCAGGGTCACGCGCTCTGTCTTCGGATTGCTGACCGCGTCCATGACTTCACGCAAATAAGGGGTCCGCGAAGTTTTCCATTTTCCTGGTTCTGAAGATGTATGTGGGTGGAGAATCCTATGCCGGTCCGCCCATTGCGACACCGTCAGATCGTCAGGTGGTGCCCAGGCAACGCGCTCCCGGTTTGTCCACTGGACGACCCTCGGCGGGAACACGACAGGTGATTTACTCACTTCTTCTTCTTTTGTTTGTCCCGGAGGAACGACTCGGGTGCCCGCGAACTGATACGCATCTTCTCGACGACCACCCCGGTAGGGATGACGGTCAATCCGCCCCAGTCCCCGTCATCAGTTTTGCTGTCTGCCATGATTAATTTCTTCGGGCAAGAGTGGACGATCCACCCGACAGTAACGCAGGTAGCGGGGATGGCTTTTGTAGGATCCTCACCGACCCAAGTAGAGTCGCTCAGAATATCGAGCCAGCGAACAACATATAAGGAGGGACGCGCAGGAGCGCTTGGAGGGGTTGGATGCTTCGACCTCACTGGTGGCGGTCCTTAAAATATAGAGGGGGACGCAACGGAAAAGCGTCCCCCCCTACGAGGAGGTGTGTCTCTTTAGAAAGGAACCTCTGCCGAACCAACCGCACCGACTACCGCTCCCTGGGTAGTATCGGTTGCAGCCCTCACGAGATGGATTCGGTTGGCCTTCAGGATGTACTTTTCCCTGCGGTCTCCGGTTGTCTTATCGTTCCACTCCTGGTGGTTAATGCGAGCCTCCACAAGGATCAGGTCTCCCGACTGCAACCGCTGCGCGTACTCGGCGGTTTTCCCCCATGCTTCCGCCGTGAACCATTCAGAGTTCCAGTGGTCCGGGTTGCGGTGGTCTGGCGTTTCAATACCTTGCTTCGGGTAAGTTTGACGGAAGCGTATCTCGACGACGGCACCGCTCGTCGTGTCCTTCGACTCCGCTCGATGCACTTTCCCGCTGATCGTCACTGCGTTGATTCTCATCTGTTCCATCCTCCTTGTGCGGCGTTTCTGTTTTAGAGGAGGAGGCAGCGCCAGATGCCGCACCGGTGACACCGCCTCCCCCAAACTGCATTCCACAGTCCTGTTCTAAAGTCGCGAGGGCAGAGCGTATCCGGACAAAAGTTTCTCCGGGAAGCCCATACACGGAGAGAACTGCGTCGAGATATCCTCTTGCTCTTGCCCTCGCTAGTTCTGCGTCCACCATCAAAGTTGCGAGTTCTTCGGATACTCTGTCTGGTATCTCCACTAAGCCCTCACCTTTCGACCGCATTGTCCCGCACTCGCCTGTAGTTGTCTAGCAGTGGTAGGCCCGCTTGGCCCGCAATAGCGACCGATTATTCCTCTCGGGAGAAGTGTTCTCGCAGAGCGCTGAACGCTTGCTTCAGTATCGCCAACACTTCGGCTTCGCTTTCCACTGGAGCCAGCATTGGTGCGAGTTGTGGAGGGAGCGACTCCAGCGCTGCGGTCAGTTCCCCGACACGCGAAGCCCACTGCTCTTCGACTTGGTCTCGGTCCAGCAGGGACTCCTGCATCCGCTTCGCTTGCAAGGTTGCGAGGATCGCTTTTGCCTTCCGGTAGACCTCTCCCCAGTCTCGACCTCCAGAGTCTCCCCCTTCTTCAACATCGATGTCTAGTCCAGGGCGGAGTACAGCGCGACGCGCCCTTTTCATGTCCTTGGCCCACTCCCGCACCTCGGAGACTTTCCATCCACCGCCGGTCTCGTCGAAGAGGTCGTCTAGCCCCCAGTCGTTCTTCCAGCGATACACGGTTGTGCGATCCACTCCAAGAGCGCTCGCTAACTCGTCAACCGTACTCGCCGTTTCCGCTTTTCCCATTATCAGACTGCCCGCCGTTTCCATATTGCGACGCTACCGGGCCATGTCAGGAGTGAAACCCAAGCGAAGACAATGGCAACCCACCAAGCAAAGTGCCCGGGACTTTCCGTGACTAGCACGGTTTTGTCGAGCCGCGCATATTCCACAGGGACCAAGTCGCCTCCTGGACCCTCGATGACCACCCGCACGATGGGTATGTTGCGTGTCTCCACTTCGACGATGCTCGATGGCAACACGGACATCTTCAGCCCGACCGGCAACCAGACCACCGCGACCAGGGTGACCACTGCGAGTATTGTGTAGATAGGTACCGCGATGCTTTTCATCCGGACCCTCCCTCCTCCAAGTGCGAGTGAAGGTAGACAGCACTACCGGAGATGTCTGATTTTCTGTAGAAGATATCGCCTATCCAACGACCGAACTTCCCGGATTTCCTGGTCTGCACAAATAGTCCCTCACGGATATTCCTCTCGAACCAAAGTTGTGCCTTCTTCTTGTACCTAAGACCTTCTTCTCTGGTCTCGCCTCGTGGTTCAGGCGCGTTGAAGTTGCCAAGCCTCACCCTGATCTTGAGAGAGATGTTAAAGCCCAGGTCAACGACGAGGTCCATCGTATCGCCGTCCACCACTCGGTCGAGTTCGCATTGGTAGGTGTAGTCATTCATTCGCTCCTCATTTCCACGATGATTAGTGCCCGGGACTTTCCGTGACTAGCGCGGTTTTGTCGAGCCGCGCATATTCCACGGGGACCAGGTCTTTGGGGAACTTCTTTATCCCGTGGCTTACATCTCCTTCACTGTGGAAGGCGAACCCGGTAGTGGTGCCGAGATCCAAGCACAGTATTCTGTTCATGTAAACAATCCAAGTTCAGTAACTTGACTGTGTAAGTTATCGGCAGCAATCTGCTCAATCTCAGGGTAGTCGTTTAGTTCGCAAACCCACCGAACTTTCAATTCATTTTTACAGTCCACTTGCCGTCCTGCACGGGAGTCCCATCCTCTACCGTCTTGGCTTATTACTTCAGGAGTCCAGCCCACTGCTTTCAAACTCGATCCTGATTCAGATTGCAAGGTTGTTGTTTGTATCCTTGCGTAGCCCATACTCTTGGCAGCTTTTGCTGCCGCACCTAGTAAGCAACTGCAAGCATTGCGAGTTCCATCAGTTGCAACCCGTGTAACTTCCAGAATCATTCGTTGATCTGTAAGTCTAGCGATGGGCCTACTCATTATAGCCGCTCCAACCAACTTCCCAGTGGGGCCATTGATTACTCCTAAAGAAAAACGGTGCCCGACCGCTGGCTTATGATGCCTATGGAGATTCTTGACTACCGTATTGGCTTCCTTCAGGTCTAGTGGAATTATTCTAAGTCCCATCTACCCCAGCACTTCCCAGGCCAAGAGGATTTGGGCAGGGACTTGCCCGTTGCCGATTGCCTTCAAGCGTGAAGTTCGATTCTCTTTCTTGTCTGTTAAGCGGGGGACATCCCCTGTGTCCGCTGGATCAGTGTCCCAGTAAGTGCCAGCCTTTACGCTTGTCTCCCACGCTTCTATCGTTCCTTCGTCGAGTTCGCATTGGTAGGTGTAGTCATTCATTCGCTCCTCATTTCCACGATGATTGGTGTGCGCTCTCCGACGAAGGCACCTTCGATGTTATAGGAGATATACTCGTCGGCTTCCTCGACCGTTAACCCTTCGGTAACCAGTTGGTCGAGTATCTTCTGCCTGTCGTACACCGCTGCCCGCTGGTTGAACGCACCACCTATCCCGATCAGAGCGTCGTCGTGCCCGTCGATTAGGAGCGCTTCACAATCTGCGAGTTGTTCGAGGATGTCCATCACCGCACCAACCAGTCCACGAGCAACCAGAGTAGCCCGCAGGTGGCCGAGATGCAGAGCAACTCAATGGCCCGGTCGAGGAACGCATCAAACATCTTCTTCATGGTCTACCCCTCGCTTCCACGACACAGTGAAGGGTCGCTCGCGTATCTGTCCTTGTCCTCCTGCACTGGCAGTCCCAACTGTCCCGCAGCGTGTAACAGAATGTACAAGTCGTTGAACTGAACCGACCACGACCTATTCTCGTGCGACCACTCCAGTCGGACATCTTCAGTCGGTCGGCTGATCTCCCGTGAGGTATCCGGCCAAATTTCTCTAGCCTCTCTGCCTTTGGGCTTGCCCGAAGTGGTCTTCCTTGGTGGTTGCAGCGCCTCTTCAATTACCTTCTTCGTCCAGACAACCAACTCTGGTGGGGTAGCCATCCCCTTGCCCTTCCGGCCCTTCAGGGTTTTACTGATGAGCAACCGCTCCTCCTTCGAGAAGTCTCTCCAGATCCCTATCTGCATCGGGTTGGTTACCACGGTCCTCCCCTTATCTCAACTTGGAACACAGTGCGACCAGGAGGTCTCCGACTGATTGCTTCGCCCACTTCTTGATGTCTCCAGGTGACGCGCACCCTCCAGCCATCGGTCCGCCCTGGTACTTGCGGATAGCACGGCGCTCTTCTTCCGTGAATAAAAAGGAGATCGAGACCTCCTCGGTCCCTTCGTCTGAGGTGCGTTCGTCGCCGTCACCGACTAGCCCTTCTTCAAGCGAGTCAATCATGGCATCCACTTCAGCCTCATTGAATCCGATATGCTCCAGTTCGAGGTCGGTTGTGTGCAGCGCGGCGATCACTTCAGCCAGCGACTTCTTGTCGAAGTACGACAGGTCGCTCGACCGATTGTCTACCAGCGCAAACGCAGTCGCCGTTGCGTCATCGTCCTCCACGAAGATAGCGGCGACCTCGGTCCAGCCAAGATCTCTAGCCGCAAGGAGTCTTGCGTTGCCCGCAATGACATGGCCGGTCTCTCGGCGAGCGACAAGCGGGATGCGCTGCCCGAACTTCTCTAGACTCTTTCGTATCACTCCCATGTTCCGCTCGTCGTGAACCCGGACATTGCTGGGGTCCAGTGCGAGTTTGTCTATCGGGACTGCTAGCGACTTCAACCCATCCGCGATGCCCATCTACTTCTCCAATTCTGGTTGCGAACTGCAACCGTCGTCCGGTGTTCACACCGGGATTAGTCCTGCTGTCTGCTCCGCCGTGAACGGAAGGCGCACGGAGATTTCGGTTCCTGTTTTCGACACAGTGATCCGGTGCAGGTCGCCGGTGTCGTCGAGGAACCCAAGCACCGCAGAGGTGTCTTCGTCACTGTCAATGTCAATCGCCGTGATGGCCTTCTGCGCCCACGCTGTGCCGACAAGGTTGACCACTCCAGGCTCGATGTTTATCTGCTGCTTCTTCAACTACCGCGCTCCATCTCTTTGCTGATCCTTCGTGATTGCTTGTACCTTGACCGGAGAGCGAGACGCAGATGTCGGAAAGTTGCTCGCTCCCCTTCTGCCGGTGACCTCGCGAGGAGGACTGGTATCAGATTCGAGACGGTGTGAACGGTGGCGAGCGCACCCTCCGGTGTGATCCGTCCTCGCCACCCGCCGACCTCCAGGTGAGAGTAGTCCGCTTCGATGACCAGCAGCGGGAACTCCACGCCCCCCTTCAGCATGGCTACCTGTCGGAAGAACCGATCTCGATCTGTCCCGCAGCACCGGATGAAGTCTGGTAGCGACTTCCGCTCCACTCCTGCGAGCTTGAGATCTGAGGAGAGCGCGTAGTCTCCGCAGGTCAGGGTCATCCGTTGCAACTGCACGAACGGTATGTCTGGGCTGAAGGCTCCGACGCTTTTGTCGTATCCACACTGGTGGGTGTGAACGCTTTTGAAGTGGTAGGGCTTCTTCTCCCTGGTGTCCACTGCTATTGCTAGCAGGTCTTCGGGGGGTGTCGCAGGCCACGACTTCCGCCCTACCATCTAGACCCTCGACGCTTCGACGCATTTGACGCAAATTCTGACCTTGTTCCCGTAGCAGTGATGCACGGCATAGGGTTCTCTCTACCATCCTTCTCTTGATGATGAGGTTTCGTATTATTGCGTCAAAAGCGTCGGAGATGCCATAAGGCTTTTCCCTACAACTACTTCCGCTTCGACACATTCTCGCACAATCCGTCGTTGATCTGTTTATTGCGTCGGTTACCAAGCTGCACCAACCTCCGTCGGCTTGAGCCGGACACCGTCCCAGATCCTTGACCCTGCAAGGTTCCTGGAACCAACCAGTCCTCGCTGTGTGAGTCGTCGCCCGAACTTGTTCTTGGTCATCGGTTTGACATTGCTGGCTTCGCACCAGCGGACATACGCTGAGTAGAGATCGCCGCTCAACATATGGTGGTCCACTCCCTCCTCGCACTCTTCTCCGAAGAACTCGCCGATTTCATCCTCGTCAAGTCGATACTCAGCAGTAGCGCTCGCCACCACTTCGGGGAGTGCGTCTAGCCCGTGAGCGTAGAATCGTATGCACCCCTCGACGAGCCAGTGCAGGATCCCAGCGGATTCCGTCCGCAACTTCTCGATGATCTTGTCGTCCACCTTCTCCCTCGGGATACGAACGGTCCAGGGGATCAGTCGTATCCGTCTCCACACTCCGAGGTCTTGCTCTTTGATCCGAGGCTTGTGGTTCGAGGTCAAGATCAGTTTTCCCTGCGGCTCGAAGGAGATAGGATTGCGCGCATACATCGCACGGGCGACGATCTCCTCTCCGCCGCACCATGACTTGATGAAGCCTTCGTCCAGGCTCGCACCAGCGTCGGTTTCAGAAGCGGAGACCATGCGCTTTCCACGCAGTCTGGTCAGGTCGCTGCGCTGCTCGTTACCAGAGACTGATCGACCCGACATGAAGGTGGAAGAGTCCGCGGTCCCTGCGTAGTCTCCGAGGACGGACATCACCGTGTTGATGGCGACGCTCTTTCCGTTCAGACCTCCACCAATATTGCAGACAACTATCTGCGGCATCTCGCCAGACAGGCAGACACCAAAGAGCATCTGCAACCACGAACGGACATCTGGATCGGGCTGCACCTCTTCAAGAAATGACATCCACCGTGGGCACCCTGGGCTTTCCTTCTCGTAGTTCAAGTCGGACCTCATCGTGAACCGCAGCGTCGGGTCAGGAGGCGAGAGTGACCCATTGGTCAAGTCCAGCACTCCGTTTTTGAGCGCTAACTTTGAAGGGTGCTTCAGTTCCCCGAGATCTCGGACTGGAACTTTGACGGTGTTCCGTATCAGTTTTAGGGCGGCTTCGATTCCACGGACAGTTGCGAAGCGCTTGGCAGCAGACAACAGCCCGCCTCCCTCCAGTTCCGCTTCGATCAATCGCTGAGAAAACGCTTCTCTTGCGAGGTGATCTACCTCGTCTCGGTCTGCGAACCAGATGCCTTCTTTCTGGTAGTGCCACGGCTCTTCTAATCCAGGAACATACATCACTTGGTTACCGATGGTCCGTTCCAGATAAGTCGCTGCGCCAAACTCGGTCAGGTCTTCAGCGGTCAGCGGGCGCTCTGGATCTTGCGCTGGGTGCGTTTCGATCAACTGGGAGAGAGGCAAGCCAGCCTCCAGGTGGTCGGTCACATCTGCACCTGACCCAGGACCGCCTGTCGCCGAGGTAAAGATAGCAGACGGGATTCCGTGCTGGTCGAGGAGTTCGCGCAGGGCAAGTGCGCTCTTCTCTCCCACCTCGTCGAGGTCTGCGATAATATTGACGACTGTCGGCGAGAGGCTCACGAACTGACCAGCGAGTGTGCCCCAAGACGCACCTCCGCCCCCAGCCTTCGTAGTAGCGGTAAGCCCGAGTGCTTCCATGTTGAACACATCAACTTCGCCCTCGACCACCCACAGGACTTCGAGAGGCTTCCTCGCAAAGAGTCGGTCAAGTCGGAACAGGGTGCGCTGGACACCGGCAAGGCTCCAGATCTTTGCGCCTGTTTGTGGATCGACTTGGTGCTGCCTGAAGTCCTTTGGCTCCTTGCGAGTGACTACGAAGTTGAGCGTCCCGTCTGCGTTGCGGTACTCGTACTCTTCGCCGTCTTTCCGAGCGTGTAGTTGCGGCTTCCGTTTCGGTTGCCTGACGCTGCTGCTGTGGTGGGGAGCGGAGTCAGGGTCGAAGCCGAACGCTCGACAGACATCTTCAGGACTGCAACCTGCGTAGCACTTGAAGATCGGTCGCCCGTTAAACTTCTTGGACTCGATTACCATCAGGCTCGGGCGACCATCGTCGTGACTTGGACATCTACAGATCCACCTCGGTGAACCATCGGAGTCTGGAGACAAGGGTTTCCCTGCCTCCATATTTGCACACACCTCGTCTATTTTCGGCCAGGGCATTCCCTCCCCCTCCCTCTCTCTTCCGTTGTTACTCTTCCGTTGTTTCTGCCATCTTCTTTTCGTATGCTGCGAGGCTCTTGGCAAGGTCGGCCACCGGAAGCACCGAGGCTTCGACCAAGGGCGCGCCTGCTGCTTGGCTGAACCCATCGTCGGTCAGCTCCTCTGCGACCGGAGCAGCGCCTCCACAGGCCATGCGTAGTGCTTGTATGACTGCTCGATGTCCGAGCATCCGTTTCGGCATCTGCTTCCAGATCGGAGTCGGCCTTTTGCATTCGCTCAGGAACTCTGTCCGTTTGAAGGTTCCACCGTCCACCGTGACGATGCCGGTGCAGCAGGTATCTCCATCTTCGCTCTGAGCATACTCGGTATCCACCGAGGAGATCCCTCGGCGTTGAGCCAGCGCCATCCACCCTTTGAGCGTGACTCCGGTCTCCACCTTCCCTGCTCGTTGCAGGATCAACACCTGTCCCTCAAACGGGCAAAGGTCGAGTGAGGCGATATCGCCAGTGACCTTCCTCACCTGAATCTCGCTGAACCCGCGCATATAGACTGTCGCAAGGTCGCTTACATAGACATCGAGGTCCATGCGTCGCTTCGCTGCGAGTCCTGCGAGTGGGGATTCTTTCATGACTTCGCCTCCTCTTTGTTGAACTGACGGCTTCGTCCTCGGGTGACGGAGTCTACCCAAGCGTCCACTGCGACGGAACTCCAGGAGAGCGCTTTCGCTTGTTTGGTCAACCGGAACGGGAGTGCGTATTTCGGGATTCGCCCCAGCCGCCTCCAGCGCATTAGTGTTGAGACGCTTATGTTCAAGCGTCCAGCGACCTCGTGAGTTTGCAGGAAGTCTGGGCTGATGCCGGTCTCCCCGTTTCTGTGTTTTGGGCGATCACCCATTGTCTCCTCCGTGACTATTTTGGAAATACATAGATGCAGTCCTCTCTGAATGAACAGCCGTTGCAGTAGTAAGGGCTAGGGTTGGGTAGGAAAACTCCAGAGCGCTCGTTGTGTATCGCAGCGGTGAGAAGGTTTCCCAGGTGAGCATGATGTCGAGCGTCTCGCTTGTCCTCGAAGACAGAGTAGATGGTGCCTTTTGTTTTGAGTCGGCGGAGGTGGTCGATACGAACGACAGCGTTTCCGTATCCGTTACACTCTCCGAGTAGCGAGTACATCGACAACTGGAGAGAGTTTGCGTAGACCGACTTGTTGAAGGCTTTACCTGTTTTCAAGTCGCGTATCCGAACTTCCCCTGTTGCAGGGTCGGTGTCGATCACATCGATGTACCCGTGGATATGGATCGACTCTCCGTCAAGCAGGATCTCCGCCTCGGCGTGTAACTCAGATGCGATTGGTTTGTGTATCGTTGGCGAGATCTCGGTAGCATACGCTTCGGCGAAGTGCGTCGCTCTCTCTCTCGCTTCTTCGAGACCAGGGTCGTCGGCGAGGTCTGTGATGTCCTTGCTGTCTGCCTCGACTTCAAAAGCAGCGAGCGCAGCATCTACTGCTTGCTCTTTAGTCAGCGGGTCAGCGCCAGCGACTCGACCAGTGATGTCTTTCTCCATCGCCTTGTGAACAGCGCTTCCAATAACCATCGCTCTGATAGCCGTCGGTGGTCGCTCGCCGAGGACATATTGCCGCTTCCAGTTTTCGCCGCACCCGGACAGTGCGCTTTGTAATTTCGAGACGCTCCACTTCGCAGTCATCAGGACTCCTTCTTCGATGATCGTATCACACTGCGGACTAGGTGCAACCCTAAACAGGCGAGAAGCGGCCAATGCCTAGTGATTACAGGGGGTTGCAATGGAGGCCGCTGCGGGTACCATTGAGATATGAAAGGGGGCCAAAATGGCTCAGAAGAGAACAGACATTCACAGTCCGGCGAGGATTATAACGGAGGACTATGTGTTCGTTGGGCTTTTGCCTATGGAGTCTTTCATGGGTGAGCATACACATATCTCAGACCACATGGTCTCGACTGGCGGAACCTGGGCGAAGCACGAACACGGTGGAACCTGCCATGTCTGTGGGTCGTCGGCGATGAACCATGCGGTCTTCCTGCACGCTCCAACAAACGAATACATCATGACCGGTGAAACCTGCGCCGACTACTTCGACGATGTTGACAGTGCTGGTTTCCGCCGCATGAAGAAACAGGTCAAGGACAACGGAGAGTTCCAGGCTGGACTCGCTCGCCGCAAGGCGCTCCTCGAAGACCGAGGGCTGGTTCATGCACTTGAGTGCGATCATGGCATCGTCAAAGACCTGCTCGGGAAGTTGCGGAACTACGGAGACCTCTCCGAGAAGCAGTGGGAGTTCCTCGCCTCGCTCGTGAAGCAAGAAGAAGAGCGCCCACAAAGAGAGGCGCAGTACGCTGCTGAAAAGGAAGCCGCTGCGCCTATCCCAGAGTTCGACGGAAGAGTCACCGTGGAGATGACTGTTGTCAGCATCAAGGAACCAGACGAGTCCGCTATATACCCGGTGCAGAAACTTGTGCTGAAGCACAGCGACGGTTGGGTTTTGTACGGGTCTCTGCCCTCGGCACTCTGGGAAGTGAAGCGAGGAGATGCAATCCGCATGACTCTGCGAGTTGAAGTGAGCAAGGACGACCCGAAGTTTGGTTTCTACTCTCGCCCGACAAAGGCGAGTATCACGAAGAAAGGGGGCGAATAATGAGCAGTCTTCGAGGTAAGGGGTCGAGGGCGCAGATGATGTTCCAAAGAAAGTTTGTCAGGATCGAAGGTTCCGCTCGTATACCAGTTGACAGGGGAGGCCAATGCGGGTTATTCTCCAGTCATGGAAGCGAAGCCCTAGCAGGGCAATACTCAGGAGACACCTTCGAGAAAGGAGGAAAGTAATGTTGCTAGAACAAGCGATTGCGAACATGGACGAAGGCAACCAGCAGTTCATCGTGGATCACCCTGAGTGGTTCTTCGCGATCAATGCTCAGGGCCAGATCGGCGAGTGGTCTCCACAAGCCGAAAGAGTGATGGAGGGGCGCACCGCTTTGGTCGCGCACAACGAAGAACCGTGGATGGTAGTCTCCGGCGACCGCGCCGGGAAAGAGATCACCTTGAGGAGGCAGTACAGATGAGGACTTCAATGGAACTTATAACTGACGAAGGTCTGCGAGCAGAGGCGAAGCAAATTGCCGAGCGCTTCCTGGACCTGACCGTCGATCAACACGGGGAAGGGTTTCTCACGATTACCTCCGCCTGGAAACAGTTGCGGGTGAAGAGCGCCCACCTTTCCAGGATCACTCAGGAGCGTCTCGCTACTCCGATTCAGGTCGAGGCCGAGGAGGCTCTTGACAAGATGCGCGAGCGGGCGCGGTCCATATTCCTGGGTAAAGGCGAGGTGACCATTCGCTGGTCGAAGCGTCCAACCTTTCAGCGGCTCGGAGTAATCTTCCCGAACGGAACAAAGCGTCACCCCTCTCCGCTGATCGAGGTCTCTTCGATGCTAAAGGCAGACGGCTGCCACGAGGAGGCGCTCGACACCCTGGCCCATGAGATCGCTCACTGGATTGCACTCGCAGTAGGGCGGGTAGGCTTAGGACACGGTCCGATCTGGAAAGCAGTCGCAGAGGTCTGCGGCGGCGAGGGGGCCGCGACTCGGCTGCTCGCCACCGGCAGCTCGCCCGCTGTAGATGCTGAAGTCGCCCGACTGCGCGGACCTGGATTCACCTACTCCTATTCCCAGTGCGGTCATGTCGAAAGTTTCAGCAAAGCGCGCCACCGCAAGGTGGAAGATTATATCGAGTTTTACGGCGGAGTTGGTCCGTACAGTCACACGAAGTGTGGCGGAGTTTTCATGAAAGAGGAGGAGGAGAACGATGTGTGATGACAGAGATCCGTCAGACGCGAGGAAAGAACAGGTCGAGAACGAGATGGTCGAGGACCACGAGTACCGGGAGAAGCACGGAGTCGCCGGGTTGGTGCGCTTGCGATACCTCCTCCGAGACGGGGGGGTCGCCGAGTCGAACTTCTGGTTCCCGCCTAGTCGTCTTCCGCCGATGACAGAACGCGTCCACTTGGCGAAGGCGAAGCGGATCCTCACTGGCCGCCAGCGCGAGCGCTTGGAAGAACTGCTCGTCGAAAACCCGGAGTTGCACACGGTGGTGGTTGTCTCCAGTATGGAGGACGCTCAGGCAGCAGTTGCGAGTTTAGGTCTTGAGCCGGGGAAAGGAGAAGGACGATGACTATGGGGGAAGGGTTCAGAAGAGACCGAGCGGAGCAGTGCAGCGCTCGACCTGGAGCAGCAACTCCACGCAGACATCTGGAAGGGGTGTCGTCGAGGAGGAAGGGTCGGGGCAGACCGCCGAGCAACAAGTTGGAGCGGTTCCTGGAGGAGCATACCCCCTCGGTATGCGAGGTGTCTGATTTCAAGGACGCTGTGCGAGCGTTCCAAGATCGAACAGGGGAACTGTTCCTCTCGCCGGGTCAGACGCTGATGATTCTCAAGAGCCTCGGGTATGGAAGGGTGGAGTGATGACCACTGTGGGGCTGGCCGCAAAGAAGGACTATTCTCAGAACGGAGGCGGAAAATGAGCGCCCGTGGTTTGCCTCGCGACTACAAGAAGATCGTGAAGCCCCTCCTCAAGGATGGCTGGACGCTGACCGGCGGAGGGAAGCGGCACTTCAGAGTTCACCCTCCAGCCGGGGATCACGAGGTCCACCCACTATCGTTCCCCTCGACTCCAGGAGCGCACTCCGGGTTGGCGAACTTTAAAGCCGCCGTGAAGCGCTCCGTGCGATTGATCCAAGCCTCGCAACTGGGTGAGAGCGGGGAGCGCGAGAGCGCCCCTGAGCGCCCCTACAGCGACTCCTGATATCGAGCCATGCCGGGAGGCCCAACCCTCTGCGCACTGCGGAGACTGGGCCTCCTGGGGCGGCCTGTCGGATTGCAGTCTGCTCTGTCTCTTAT